AAAGGTGTTCACGAGGTGATCACCCAAAAGAAATTAATAGAATTGTTAACAAAATGAAAATAGCATTATGCAGTGACCTGCACTTAGAGTTTCAAGATATCAACCTCAAGAACACAGAGGGTGCAGAGGTCCTTATTCTGTCAGGTGACATTATGGTCGCTGACTATTTGCATGACCATCCTGCACCCGATCCATACACATCAGGTGGTATGCGTGACTTTGGTCACAAAATGTTAATGAGTGTACGATTCCGTGACTTCCTAAAGCGTTGCAGTTTTGAGTTCCCGCATGTTATCTATGTTGCAGGCAATCACGAATTCTATCACGGTAAGTGGAAGGGTTCTATTGATGACCTGCGCTTTCAATGCGGTCAATTACCTAACGTTTACTTTTTGGAAAACGATATCAAGACTATCGGTGAGCATACGTTCATTGGTTGTACATTGTGGACCGACTGTAACAAAGGTGATCCATTGACACTTCATGCCTTGACTGACATGATGAACGACTTCCGCATCATCCGTAACGATGAAGCTGGATATACTAAACTACGTCCTGCTCATACGGTTAGTCGTCATAGGAATAGTCTCAGTTATATCAAAAACATTGTTGAAGGTATGCATGATGAAAAGTTTGTAGTTGTTGGGCACCACGCTCCTACTACTCTGAGTACGCATGAACGCTATGTCGGTCAGGACCTTATGAACGGTGGTTACCGCTCGGACCTTAGCGAGTTCATCATGGATCGTCCTCAGATCAAATTGTGGACTCATGGTCACACTCATGATCCGTTTGACTATGTAGTTGGTGAAACTCGTGTGGTTTGCAACCCTCGAGGCTATGCAGGTCATGACGAACATGCCGATATTTTTGAGTTGAAGTTTCTGGACATCTAAGTTTACTTTGTTCACCGAATACTATTGTACAGGACATCAAGTTCTGTTACAATAGTATCACGCTGTGACGAACAGCGAAACATTAAAGGAAATTTATGATGACTATGACTACTAAAAGCGAACGCCTTGTTGAGGCATTTACAAAAGGGCAGGAACTAACTGCAAAGCAAATTACCCAACGTTTTGGTTTTGCTAATCCAACTGCAACTGTAAGCGACTTGCGCTTGCGTGTCGGTTTGGCAATTTATGCTAATAAGCGTACCAACAAACTAGGTGATACTTACACTAAGTATCGTTTGGGTACCCCTAGCCGCGAAGTTGTCGCTGCTGGTTACAAAGCACTTGCAAAGGCTTAATTTGCTATAAGGTTCAATGGGCACCTAAAGCCCATTACAAATTTTTAGATATTGACTAGGAGTATTATGAGTTTCTTTCACAACATTATGAACAAACTAGGTCGATATCGATTGATTCCAGATCGTGCGACAGGTGAAGACTATCTACATCGGTACTATCTGTTCCTGAAGGACCGTAGTTGGTTCCCCTTCAACGTCACACTGCACAAAATTGTTCGCAGTGATGACCAAATCATGCATGATCACCCGTGGGGCTACATGACGATTATCCTTAAAGGTGGTTACTGGGAACACACTCCTATCTTTGCCAACGATGGTAGAAAATTAGCAGAGTTTCAAACATGGCGTGGTCCGGGCTCTATCATCAAGCGTAGTGCAAATGAGTTTCACTGGCTTGAACTAGATGAAAGTGTAGGACCTGCTACTACATTGTTCTTCATGGGTCGTCAACAACGTGAATGGGGCTTTCTAGTACAAACTAAGAAAGGTCTGCATCGCTGGATCAAGTGGACAGATTATCTAAGTGGATGGAAAAACTATCATCAAAAATATGTAGTAAAAGCTGCAAGCAAAAAGAAAGAATAATATGTACGTAACATTAACAAACGCAACCGAAGCCCATAAGGGAAATAGCATAGCAATTAATGCAAATCTAATTGCTACGGTGCATGACGCACTAGTCACCCGGGAGAATGGAGTAACAGAGCGCATCACTTATGTATTCTGTCCACCTCATGGTACTTGGGAAGTATCAGAACCGCTTGAAGATTTAGTTACTGTGTTGAACTCGATAAAACGAAAATGAACGACCAAACAAGAGAAATCATGTTGATCCTGCAAGAAGAAGGTGCAGAGGTCATTCAAGCGGTGAGCAAGTGTATGCGTTTTGGTCCCGATCAAATCAAGCCAAACAAGGAAGTGTCCAACATCGGTATGCTTGAAGAAGAAATTGGTGACTTTTTGGCAATGGTTGAATTGCTAACTGACTTAGATATCGGGGTGACTACCGAAGGTCTAGCATTGGCTAAGAAGAATAAATTTGAAAAACTAAAGGTGTGGTCTAATTTGACTATCAACAAATGATGTATGTAGAATTTCTTGAATTTGTCGTAGTGTTCGCTATTGGATTCTTTCTGGGTGAGGTATATCTAGCTAAAAGAATCCAATATGTAATGTTGAGTATTGCACAATCAGAAGAAGATACCACTGACGTAGTAGAAGTGTTTAAGCTAAAAACTACTGCAACACCCGACTCCATTCTATTGTACGATGACCAAGACATGTTTATTTGCCAAGGTAAAACCCTAGCTGAACTAGCTTCCCGATGCAAAGAGCACAATAACATTCAGTTTGCATCCGTGATGCATGACGACAAGATTGTTATCTTTATGGACGGTGAAGTAAAGGAAACAAAATGAAAATCAACATAGGTAAGTTTCCTAAAAATGGAAATCAGAAAGTTGATATACATATCGACAACTGGGATACTTGGAATATGGATAGTACTCTTGCTAAGATTATCTATCCAATGTTGATTCAGTTGAAAGAATCAAAACACGGTGTTCCTAGTGAGTTAGTGAATGATGTTGGTGGAGAAGATTGGACTGATCAAAGTTGTTTTGATTTCTACAAAGATACCCACAATGAATCATGGGAACTCGCATGTAAAAGATGGGATGAAGTATTAGACAAAATAATCTGGAGCTTTCAGCAAATTGCTTACAAAGATTATGATAGTCAATATCATCACGGAGATGCAAAATTTGATTGGGTAAAGTCTGATAAGACGTATCCTAATCCTATCACTGGTAAAATTGAACCTACTTATCAAATGGTTGACAAGAATCCCAGTGAACACTGGTACGATTACGTTGGGCATCAAAAGCATGAAGAACGAATCCAAGAAGGTCTTGAATTGTTCGGCAAATACTACAGAAGTCTCTGGGACTAATATGGATCCATGGGGCCCTATAGTTTCTACTATAGCTAGTGATGCATTTAAAGACACTGAGTTCATTCCGATCAGTAAAAAAGACTATGAAGTATTCTGCAAAGAATATATCTTTGATAAGCTGAGAGGTGACAATTTTGGTAGAGCCTTTAGAAAAAGATTCCAGTGCAGTGATAGAGTACTAAGTATGTTTAGAGAACAAGAAGATGCCATGAAGCATATTGAATACTGCGGTTACGTTAAATGAAACAAAAATATATTGACTTATATATGGACTGGGCAGATCGCACTGCAAAGTTAAGCCACGCTAAACGCCTGCAAGTGGGAGCAGTCATTGTAAAAGATGACTCAGTTATCAGCTATGGTTACAATGGTATGCCTGCAGGTTGGGATAACAATTGTGAGAACGTTGAATACATGAGCAGAGATGCTGGTGGTTGGCTAAGTCCAGAAGAGATTTACGAAAGCTGGCCCTTTGTTGAAGATGACCTAGACCCCGATTTAGGTTATGCCAGACGTTATCGTTTAAAAACTAAACCAGAGGTGTTACATGCTGAATCCAATGCGATTGCGAAGCTGGCCAAATCGAGCCAAAGCGGCTGTGATGCTAGTGTTTTTATTACTCATGCTCCTTGTCTTGATTGTGCCAAGCTCATTTACCAATCTGGTATATCTAGCGTATTCTATCGCAATAGTTATCGGGACGTGGCGGGAGTAAAATTCTTAGAAAAGAGTGGTGTAAGTGTTACCCAATGCCCTGTTCAAGATTGACGTTGAAATAGGGTTTGGACAACTTGGCCCTGTTATCAAATGGGCAAGTGACTACTGTGCAAATAACTGGAGCTATGATATAATAGAGTCAGCAGGTAGAGATGCGGGAATGTATCGATTCTACTTTGATGAAGAAACAGACTACGTTAATTTTATACTTTGGAAAACATGAAATACTATACCTTCTACCGCGAGAGCAATAACTTTGATGACATTCTAAAAGACATAGCCCTTAAAAAGTTTGTGACTGAAAAAACTCGATGGACACATTATTTACAGATTGGTATCAGCCTGTACAAGAAAGATGCCGAGAAGATTTTTAGTTACATCACGTTAAAGTACGGTGATGAAATTAGAACCAATATCACTAAAGATTACTCACCCAAACCATACGTTGACTACGTACCCATCAGGAAATAATATGACTACCTCAATTTTTATCTTACTTATTCTTCTTCAAATCAAACATTGGTACATTGATTTCGTAAATCAATCAATGAACGAAGTTGTTAGCAAAGGCATCTACGGAGATCGTGAGGGTGTTAATCATAGTGCAAAGCAAGGTATCGGCACTATGATAGCTATCGTACTAGCAGTTGGTACACCGTATATTGCATTCGCTGCAATTCTTGGATTCTTAGATTTCGTATTGCACTATCATATTGATTGGACAAAAATGAATTATGGAAACAGGGATATTTCTACCCCTGCTTTTTGGAATCATCTTGGATTAGACCAGATGGCGCATCAACTTGTCTATCTGTTTATTGCTTGGGCAATGATTATCTAATTGATCTACACTGCGGCTCACCTAAGTACAATCCTAGCAAAGCCCGGCTTATATTATCAGTTGATCCCGATAGAAAAATTGATTCAACAACTAATACAAATATGATCACTAAATTAGCTAGTGCCCATATTTGCCACAAAGTCCTTAGTGGTATTGCTTCTATTACCCATTTAGAAATTTGGCAGATTTTCTCCCATAGTTTCTTCATATAAATAGTACCTCACTGGTTATAACCATAACCAGTAACCTTGCGCCATTAGAATTAATCCTAATGCACCAACCGCAATGCTACCAGTATACATTTTATTGTTAACTGCTAAAATACTTGCCGATAACAATACGATTGCTAATTGAAATAGCATACCCGAGAAAGTTAGCCAAGGGCTGTGTAATCTTGCTTCATCACGTGCTGCTTCTTGTGCCTGTGCCTTTGCTAATAATTCTTTCTTACCTTCGCCAGACTTAGGATCGCTTTCATAGCGGTCAATCTTAGCTTGTAGTTTTTCAATACGAACTTTGTCTTTTTCTTTCTTAGCATCTTCTAATTGCCCTTCAGCAATAGTTTGCTTGATACTCTTTGACTGATAAAACCCATAGGTGTTACTCGCTTTGAGCAAGTTGGTTTGTGCCACACCACTAAAGTTGTTAGACAAATAAGTATTGCCCGCCAAGAACAATGCCATAAAGACAATGACTAATCCAGCCTTATCTTTGATCTGTGCTTCACGTTCGCTACGTGAAAGGGGTTTCTTTTCTTCTGCCATAATGTTTCTCCTATTGTATATTTATTTAATATTAATTTTTAGCATAGTCTGCTAATGCTTTCTTATCCTCAGCTAGCCTAGCTTGGTGTTGCCTGTATACTGATTGTCTACGTGCTTCTACTTTTTCTTCATATATTCTTTTATCTTCTATCGCACCGTATATTCCGACACCTGCCATAATAGTACAAAATGCAACAATAGAAAATCCTATAAAATACATAGCAATCATAAATTGATTTGCCATTTTTTTCTTATGTTCTAGTTGTCTTTCTTCTTCTTCACGTCTGGCCTGTGCTCTTTCCTTGAATAGTCGGTTACGTTCTTTAATCATATCCTCCCATATTTGCGGCTTACCCAGTTGCCAAATAATCATATCTTTCAACTCTCGTTCGGCTTCACGCAATGAGTTACTGTGCATTGCTATCTGTAATGCCTCTTTACCCAACTCAGCATCAGTCTTTCCGAGCAATGCTGCCTTTACTTTTGCTTCGGTTCTAGCACGATGCACACTATCAGCCGAATCAAAGAAGGTGTTAAACTGGCCAGCAAGGCTATTGATATCCTTACCTAGAGCAATGGCTTGCTTGATGTGACTGACTGCGGATTGTGCTGCTGTAAAAGCCAAACCAATGGTGATAGGATCAAGCATTTTTCTTTTGATCCTTCTTAGTAGTATCAGGCTTAGACCACTCTAAACACCATACTGTACGATTGTATACGTCCCCACTCCAAGCCCAACGTAAGCACTGAGGACGATCTCTTAGCATTTCTGCTAGTATAGTCCCGGGGACTACTGTAGTGGTAATTGAACTGAGCAATAGGGTACTTAATATACCTCTTATCATTAGTTGCTCCGATATGTATAGTTATATACATATTTAGTTGACTTAGATCAAAAGATATATGTCGCTAGATAGCTAGACAGTGTTTTTTGCTATGTAGTCTTGAATTTTTTGTTCCGCTTCGGTAAAACTAGTAGCAAAGACTTTAAATTTACCCCTGTTCTCATTGATAGTAGCGTTGAACGGAATGATGCCTGGAAGATGGCATCCTTCGGGAATATCTACTTCAATGTCAAATTCCCGTAATTTGTTCAACTGATCTAAAATGAAAGTGGTTGCCATGGTTTCTCCTAATGTCTTGTATTTATTAAAATATACTGCTATAATAAGATAAATATTTTAATGAGGATACGAGACATTATGGAATCAGCTACAGACAAGATGCCCCATCTATACCTGGATATGGATGGAGTACAAGCCGACTTTTTTCAAGCATGGGCAGACTACGAGAATGTGCACCACTATAAGCACATCACTGACCACGAAGCGTCAATTGTAAAATTGGCTAGTGCAGGACCAGAACAAGTGTACAAATTCTTCCGTGATTTGAAACCATTACACGGTGGCAATGCTATAGTAGAATGGCTACAGAAGAACAACATCCCATATACTGTACTGAGCGCTCCTATCAGAATTGAACCCGAAGCAAGTAAGCAGGGCAAGCGAGAGTGGTTAGATGCACACAATCCAGGCACAAGTAAAGACGCAATCTTCACTAGCGCCAAATACAAGTATGCAACCGCAGGTGGTCAACCCAATGTGCTAGTTGATGACTATGACAAGTACCTAAATGCATGGTCTGAACATGGTGGCATTGCCGTGAAGCACATTGATGAGACCACACAAAACACTATCCAGCAATTGGAAAAGATTTACGCTCCCTATCTAGGACAACAATAACATGAGCAATGAATTACCCGAAGGTCATATTGACAGCTATGAGGTCATCACTCAGAAAGATGATATAACCGGAGACATACTATTACCCATTCCCCCTCACTTGCTGAAAAAGCTAGGATGGAAAACTGGCGATGATATTCAGTTTGGGTTAGATGATGAAGGTCAGTTTGTACTGACGAAAGCAATTAAAGAATGACTTATACAATTAACAATACTATGGCATCCGTTCCGGTATACACTACCTCTATTAGTAATGGCACATACCTCACCGTTGGTGCAACTGGTACAACTGGTACTAATAGCATAAATTGGTCTAATCTCAGTTCTATTACCGGTAGCACTAATCTCGCTGGCCAGTCATTAGAGGTAAAAGGTGATGCAAACTTTGACGGTGAAATTACTATTAAGGGTAAGAAGTTGTCCGAATTACTAGAAAACATAGAATCACGACTAGCTATCCTTCACCCAAACGAAAAGCTAGAAGAAAAATGGGAAAATCTACGAGGCTTACGTGAGGCTTACGTAGCATTGGAAAAAGAAATCATTGAAAAAGAAGCAATGTGGGCAATATTAAAGCGATAATGCTTGACTTTTAATCAGATCCGTGTATAATAGACTCATATCAACTATGACTAAAGCTAAGCCATGACTATGCATCTGATGCACCCTTCACTAACTATGGGTGGTAAGCGCAAGGGTAAAACTAAATTCAAGAATGCTGTTGAGGCCCAACGTGCCCGCGAACTTGATGCCTCTTGGAAAGACTTGCAAAATAAATGGGGCGTAGAGCAAGAAGAAAAGAAGCGTAATCGTGCGCTCAAAGCTGCTCCATTGCAGTATAGTATTACTACGCCTACTCAACGAACAACTAAGCACTTCCCTTCTCTTAATACAGGTGAAGCAGGTGCTGGCACGTACAAAGAATCTCCTAAATACACAGGTACAAAAATGCTAGGTATCGGTCAACTGCATAAGAGCAATGCAGTTCCAGTATTCTGTGACCAAGATGCAATTGATATCGCAAGGATGCGCCGTGGCTGATTTTACATATTACTGTGAGGTCACACTTGACCGTGCTGATATTAGGCCTGGCACCTATTCATTCACAACTGACGGGCCTCGTTCTTTATTGAGATTCAATAGACTTACCACAGTTAGCGACAAAGTTTGGCGTCAAGGTCCACGTGGTGGTGTAAAGATTATCAAAGAGCGTACTACTGGCATATATCAGTATGTAACCAAAGATGAAGAAGAAATGAAGAAATTCATGTGGGCAAAGTTGCAAGCCCGAGTATTTAAATAAGGAGCTTAAGGCAAATAGTATGGCAAAAGAAGAAGGTGTTAGAATGGACGGTACGGTAACTGATGTGTTGCCCAATGCTGTTTTTAGAGTAGTATTAACCTCAGGTCCTACGGTGACCGGGTATATATCAGGTAAAATGCGTCAACATGCAATCAAAATATTGCTAGGTGATGTAGTTGAGATTGAGTTCAGTCCATATGACTTGAGCAAGGGTCGTATTACACGTCGCCGATAATCGTTAGCCACGTTCATACACACTAAATACTGTATGAACATCACAATATCAGACTCTGCCCGCAATAAAATTGCAGATATCCTAGCGGAAGAAAATAATCCAGCAATACACCTACGTATGTTTGTACAAGGTGGCGGTTGCAGTGGATTTAGTTACGGCTTTACCCTAGATGAAGAAATAAATGAAGATGACTGGCAGATTCCGGCCGGTAATAGTAGTGTATTAGTTGACAGTATGAGCGCACAATATCTAGAGGGTGCTGAGGTTGACTACGTAGAAGAACTAATGGGTGCTAGTTTCAAGATAAAGAATCCCCAAGCACAATCAACGTGCGGCTGCGGTAGCTCATTTAGTGTTTGAGATAAATACTAAATAAGGATGAATATATGGCTATTTCAGGACAACAACACATACAAGTAGGGGTAGAAAATCAAGCAACAGGCGCAGATAGTCTATTTTCTGCATTTACCAAAACAGAAGAAAACTTCACTACACTATTTTCAACAGCTAGTCCTTATCAAAATTTTACAGCAGGTAATGGCATACTTACTGAAAAATCCGGAAATACAGTTACTATTACCAATACAGGAGTACTAAATGTACTTGCAGGAACAGGCGTTACTGTATCGAACACAGCCGGTAACGTTACTATCTCTGCATCGGGTAACGGAAATACAGGTGTTACTAGCGTTGGCGTAACATCAAGCACACTCACTGTCTCAAATAGTCCAGTTATCAGTGCAGGTATCATTGGTATTGAATTGCCTATGATAGAACAAGGACTACAATTTAGTCCGGGTCAATATATTGCACCCACAATGACCGTAGACGCATACGGTAGAATCACTAGCATCACAAACACTGCATCAGCCGGTACAGTAACTAGTGTAGCAATGCAAGCGTTCGGCAATGGAATCGCAGTTACCGGTAGTCCTATTATCGGTAACGGAACAATTGTAATTACCAATACAGGTGTGACTCGTCTTACAGCTGGTACTGGTATTGAGCTAAGTGGAATCACTGGTGAAATTACTATCTCATCTACACTGAAAGCGGCTGGCACAGTAACTCGTGTTGATGTAGCGAGTAATACGTTGACTGTATTAAACAGTCCAATCACCCAATCAGGAACTATCACAGTAGAGATTCCTAATGATATTACGTTAGTCGGCAATCTAGTCGCAGCAAAGATTCTTAGTAACACTACTGCGAATGTAACGGGTAATGTAAACGCAGGCAATTTAGTTACAGCAGGAGTTGCCAATGTAACAGGTAACGTAATTGGTGGTAATTTGACCACTGCCGGACAAGTTGTTGCTACTGGTAACATCACTGGTGGTAATCTCATTACAACCCGTACCGTACAGGGTGTAACGGTGACAACTTCAGGTGCTAAGATAACTAGTGCATGGGGAACAACTGGTATAGGCTTTATTGCAACAGGTGCGACATATACTGATAATTCAACTCTTGCATCAGGCAATGTAGCAAATGCACATATTCATACTATTGCTAGACCAACAATTGCTGCTGCAAATTATACTGTCACGGTGACAAAAGCTGCATCATTCTATGTTGCAGGCGCACCGATCGCAGGTGGCAATATCACACTCACAAATCCGTATGCGATACAAGTTGCAGCAGGAAATGTACAAGTGGACACTTTGACCACATCAACTAATTCTACAACCGGCGCATTAAGGGTTGCGGGTGGCGTAGGTATCGGTGAGAACTTAAACGTTGGTGGCAATGTTTCAGTGATTGGATCAGTTACTACTGATACTCTAGTAGCCAATCTAGTGTCACAATCAGTAGCTGCATCAGTATCAAGTACAGGAGCAACTCAATCAGCGGCAGTTGCATTGACCAAACAGTTGAATGTTATTACTGCCTCAATCAACGGAGCTAATAGTGCAGTACTGCCTACTCCAACTACAGGTGTTTCAATCAAAATAGTAAACACCAGTGCAAACAGTGTAAACGTTTTTCCTGCTGCAGGTGGCACAATTAATTCATTGGCTGCAAACGCTGCGTTTGTACTAACGTCAAACAGTAGGGTAGAATTTAGTGCGTCATCAAGTACGCAATGGTACACATTCTAACCAAATAAAAAGCCCCTTTCGGGGCTTTTTTATTTTACTTTCATTAGCATGTAATTTGTAAATTTATGATCACACATTGCAGGCACTTCAATGTAGGGGTCTTCCAAATAGAAGGGGCAACCCTGTTTCCATTTACCATTTACCTTAAAGTATTTCAATTCAGCTAAATCTTTTTTGTCAGCTGGATTGAACTCTCGGCGTTCAGCAAACGCTTTACGGAATGTGGTTAAGATCATTTATTCGCGGGGCATGTCGGTAGCGTCTTTGATAACTGCGTAGACTTCATCCAATGTAGTACACATGACCTTTGCAGTCTTCCAGTCGTCTTTATCGTCACGACCGGACACTTCAACCATGAAGCCGTTGTCGTACATGTTGACAGTCAGGCTATCACCGCACTTTGCAAGTTTAGTAGAGAGTTTCATTATGCTGGGTCCACGTTGTGCAATGCTTGTGCAAGCACTTGTTCGGGGGTCAATTCTTTCTTAGCACGTGCCTTGATTGCATCAATGCTAGGCTTTGCTTTTGCCTTAGTCACTTTGACCTTGACGATACCTTTGTTTGCTTCCTTAGAACGGTCCTCAATCGCATCATTGATCGTAGCCTGATCGGACGGGGATTGAAAATCAGCGTGTGCTTGCAGATACGCAAGTGCCTCAAGTTTTGTCATTGAAGTAGGCAACTCCATCAAGTCAATGCGTGATGCACCACCTTTAGAGAATTGTTTCACCCGACGAACGAGGTCATCCGTGAAGCGAACTTTTGTAGAAGTACCATGTGTAGTGATACCAGCGACTTTGAAAGATTGATTAGCCATTGTGTTCCTTATAGATAAGAGCTAAGTTTAAAAATGTGCCGATATCATCAGCACTGTTACAATGATAACACAGTTTGGCATTATTGTCAAGCAGTGTGTTACCCATTATTAGTTGCGAACAAGTTTCGGGTGCGTTCCCGGAACCAATACATAATCGTTACGTGTGCCCCAACTTCCCATTATGGCTGTCATTTTAGGTCCAGGGATAGTTTTGGGATTTTCTGTCCCTTCAACTACACTCATTAGGGCTTTGGCGCCGGCAGATACATTAGTTCTTGGAATTTCTTGCGTTTTTCGCAAAGCAAAACCATCAAGTACACCTTCAATCATACCTGCATAGTACTCATCATTAGTTGTCATATCATTTCCTTTAAGGAAGTTTAAAAATTAATTATAACACCAAACACTTTTTGTGTCAAGCCGTTTTTATTAGGCTTCGCCCAAAAAGATTGCCTTACCGATTGGGCTCATACCTCGCCCCATACCTTCTGCAACCCAGCAAGTATCACCTGAAAGGACCATATCCTGATAGTAGGATTCACTCATAAAAACTCGGACCCGATAACTGTTCATATTATGCACCAACTGTGTAAGGTTTGTTCCATTGACCAACGTTCACGTCAACGTACCAGCCCACGTCAAAGTAGTCGGTTTGAATGTCGCTGCGGTCGTGATTGCCACCATTCATAACTGCAAAAACTTCTTGCATGAATGCTTTAGCGTCACCGCTGAAATGATTTTGATAGTGATAAGGATTCACGTCCAGAGACTTTTCCGCTTTATTGAAACCTCGTGCAGAGAGATACGGATCAGCACTAACGGTATCGTTGAAGTTGCCGATAAAATCAATAGAACCACTCTTGATGTTCAAAACCAAAGTCATGTGATTGCGCACAGCAAGCGAACCTTTGACGTTGTACTTTTTCAAAATTGCTTTGATAGCTGGGGCACGTTCTGCTTTGCGTTCTTGATTCATGTAAGCCATTTGATAGTCCTGTTCTTTACTGTTTAAGATTCTATTATATCACCGAAACCATTTAATGTCAACCTTTAAAATGCTTCACACATGTTAGGGAAGACACCGGTTTCTTCAAGAATATCAAGGGCACGAGTTCCGCCTGCGTATGCTTCGTCTTCTGTAGCAAAAACCGCAGCACTTTCAACCTCAGAGCAGACATATTCTTGTCCGGGAATACCCTTGTAACTTACTAGGGTAATACTCCACTTATTGTTGAATTTGCTTTGAGCCACTTGTCCGAGTTCTGTACGCATTTCAATGTCCTGTTCTTTACTGTCTATGTATGTATTATAGCAGAATATCCATTTAATGTCAAATTTAGGCTAGAACGGTAAGCACTGCGAAGGTGTTGAAAATGACTCCGATTCCGCTTATCCACCATGCAAGACTCCAAGTTCTGTCTATAGCTACAAAGTAGGCACAGGCTATGAGGCACAATAAATTGAGGATAAGCATAGGAACCTTAAGAGTTGACAGTTTTGAATGGACTCAGTTCTTCATCCGAAGACTCGGAAACTTCGTACACCCATTTGATGGGCACTTGTAGATATTGAGCGATTTTGACAGGTGAATCGCCCTGTTCCAGCATCAGTTCAATATCGTAGTAGAGTTCAGACATTCGGCTCATTTTGATTTGCTCACGGTAGATTTAAACAAGAAACCACTCAGTACGGTCAAGCCCCATGCTTGCAACCAAGTCACTTCGGCCACTCCTGCGATGGCGCCGACCAAGCAACCGTTCCACAACATGTACACCGGCCAACTCAGCAAGAAACTGAGAAACAGAATGCCCATGATACCAAGAACAACTGCACCAACGACAACGACAACTTTTTCCATGATTTTTCCTAGAGTTTAAAAATTAAGCAGCAGACAACATGTTTGCAGGGACACGCCAGTTGGTCATACCAGACTTGACGATAATGAATTTACGATTCACCTTTTCAACTGAACCAATCACAGTCTGACCGGAGCGTGAGCTAGTGAATTTTACTTGTGAGCCCTTGACTAGGGTGAATTTGTTTTTCGTTGCGATTTGACCACGAGCAAATTTGATTGCATCATTGATTGAATTCAGGTCTTCGTTAGAGAAAGTGCCTGCGATGATAGAACGATTGATTTCTTGCAAAGTCATTTTGATTCCTTGTTTCGACTGTTTAAGATTCTATTATATACCCAAAGTGATTTATTGTCAACCTTTTTTAACAGGTTTCACCCCATCAAAAGTCCATTCATTTGCTATCTCCTCATAGAAGTCGTTGCAATCACCTTCAGTGCCATCATCCGCTAGATAGTAGTAGGCAGACTCTGTATTGCCTGCGCGGTCAATCTCGTCCTCATCGTAGCCGCACTGGTCATAACCTTCAGGGTCATAGATAAACCAAGCAACCGGTTGATTGTCGTAGTCGCTATACTTTTTGAACCACTTCTTGTCCTTGATGTATGCTGCACTGATTGTTGGACTGTGTTTTTCACGCATTTTAGTTCCTGTTCTTTACTGTCTAAGATTCTATTATAGCACCGAAACCATTTACCGTCAACCTTTTTATAGGTTCTTCAATAGGTGCATTGTTAGGTCAGGGCCGCCGATCAGTACGCATTGACACGTGTACTTTAGGTAACCAGTATCATCACGGTATTTTGATAGCATATCAACGACACGAACTTGCTTGGGTGTGATTTTGATAACCTTACCCACATAAAGGCTATTGTGATGGGTGTATGCGACTGCATCACCCTCTGCCACAGTACGACCCAGAAGGTCTCGGTGATCTTCTGGAATAGTCTTACTCATTATTTGGAAGTAATTTTGTTGATATTTGCAGAGATTTCGTCAATTTTTTTATCATGTTCCAACTTAGAAAGGATTAATCCATACACGGTGTACAATAGTACACTCATTATACCGACTGAAAATGCAGTTTGAATTGTCTCCACAGAGACATTGTGTGCAATGTAATGTACTAGGCCTGCTGCGGCGACTGTACCAGCCATGAATCCAGCCAGAATGAGTAGAGCTTTGAGTTTAAGAGACATTTTGAATTTCCTTTTGTGTGAGAATTGTGTTTGTGACGATAACACCACCGTATGCTTGCTGATACGTTTCAGCTACGGCTTTGACGAAAAATGTGAGAACTTTACCATTTGATGTAATCAGCGTGAAGTTCATTTCCAGTTCCTTATCGTTTCAATACATGTATTGTATCACGGAAACCATTTAATGTCAACCTTTTAGGTCTCAGGGCGATTGCAGTGCTTATTCTTACGACGGTACTGCACTTTGGATTGGACAACCTTAGGTTTGAACGGGGTGTTCTCGCAGAAAAGCACCCTATGTGCCCGATGTTTGGGCTGTTCAACAGTGAAAGATATTACCTTTTTCATAACTCATAGTATAACACAATGAGTATTTATTGTCAACCTTGGCGACCAGTGGTGTAGTGTTTACCTTTTGGACCTTTGCTGATAAAAGTTCTTCCATACAAATCTCCCTGGTACTCGTCACTTTTAACATTGTACTTCAACACCAATTTGATGCTCCGATCAAGGCTGATGCTGAGTAGCACATTAGGTTTAAAGTCAAGTACCTCAGCAGTTACAGTTTGGTTGTTGTCAACACATTTGACTGACGTAGTTTCATCATACCGGATCATTACTTTCTCCTAATGAGAATTCAATGCGTTTGATATTTTTGATAGTGAATGCGCGCCACTCATTTTTTTCTAAGTCAAAGACACGCAATGCCTTTGTACTATCAGATTGTTTGCGGGGCTTTGCACCTTCTTTCAATTCAACTACAGGTAGCTTGCTTGCTTCCAATGTGCATTTCATTACTCGCTCCGTGCCATCAACTTTAGTGAAAGTAATAGTTGCTTCACCGATTGCTAGCATTCCCTTAAGCCACTCGTGCAGTTTAGGTTCCATCTCATCAGTAATCGCAACATCTGTATTAACCCAGTTACCAGTTTCCATTATTTTGATACTCCTAAAATTGTTTTTGCTCGGGCGACAAGTTCCTCATCACTGTCAGTGAATCGGTAACCTTCTTCGATAAGTCGCAATGTGTAGAATTTGTTAAAGAACAACCCGAACATCAATGCAGTAAGCATCCACAGTGGTAATGTGAACATGTGAAAGATTAGACAAATCAATGACATTACGAGATTACCACGATAAAGCGGTACAATCCATCCTAGACTAAAGATGCCTAGAAAGAAATAGCTATAGCTAAAACCAATGTATCCGTCTTTGACGATACCAGTTTTAGTATGGGTCATTTGAATTGCTTGTGCCATTTATTGCCCTTGTTCTTTCCAAGTTGTAAAGAAGTTTTTGATCTTAGTTTCTTCATCCCAAGAAGTAGTGTAGTCATTATCTTTGTCACACAAGGTCAGTGCCTCTGCCTTAGTAACAACACGATGCGACACAATTTGTTCACCTAAATGCTCTGAACTGAATGTCTTGGCTTCTTCCATCGTTACGGTATCCAATGCCCATGTAGATTTATCTTTACCGAAATCATCAACACCAATAGGAACTTCGACCATATAGCGGTCGCGGAACGTACTAACGCATTCAACGAGAACCCATTGAGTTTCTACCTTCTTAGACAGAGTAAACGAACCATCATCATTGGGTTCCCAGTTGAGAGTATCATCAATTTCCCAGCCCAGCTGATCACACAGACCTTCGGGGAAGGGAAGAATTAGATCACCTGTCTCAGGATCTTCCTCAACGATAACTGTAAAAGTTTTATTTTCATTCATATTAATTTACCAACATTCTAATTAAACCAATGCTGTCAATAGTGACAAGCAACAAATAATTTGCAATCATACCAAACGATTTACGAGTATAAGCAGCCCAACCGTACATAGCGCAGCCACAAATCCATATAGGATAAAGATAGATAAGAGGCGGATTGGGTACAGTGAGCGCCATTGTGATCGAACACGCGATTGAAATAGCCCAAGCCATAATTTCAACGACAAAACGAACAGGGTAAGTTTTATAGTCATCTTTGATCCAAGTAAAAATACTAGCTACCGCATCATTCATGTTTATCAATCACTGCTTGTAAAATTTCAACCACTAACTCATTGAGTGTGATATCTTTCTCGTGCGCAAGTTGCATCATAGTAAACAATTCATCTTTGGATAAATTGATCGGCACACTAACACGTTTGTCAAAGTCTTCACCTTTGAAAATAGCACTTGCTTTTTCTAGGAAGTCTTCTTCTGTCTCCAAGTCAATCCACTTAACATCATCCCATGCTTGGTCTGCATCTATTGTACGGTACGATGCTTCCTCATACATAACATTCTTAAACAGAGGATTCAACCAACGATAAGGCTTTTGTTCTGAATCTTTGATTTCAACATGAATTTCGTAGACTACTTGATCTGTCGTATCAAATACGCATGACCCAGTTGCATAAGCACTTTCATAATCTAGAAAGCGGGCGTTAGGACCGTAACACTTCCAGCCATATTCGCTGCCGCCATTGATACGATGTTCAAGACTTTCGTTTACGTCTTTTAGTTGCATTTTGTTTTCCTTTAAGGGTTTGTAAGTCTGCTAATTTGATAATTTCATTATAGATGAATTCCATTACACTGTAAAGTATTTTGGCATCACGCTCTGTCATCCCTGCTTCCCAAGAAGGGTCAGTAGGTTGTTTTCGCAATCCAAAATCATGCCTGTACTCTAGGCACATCATGTGGATTACTTCTTCTTTAGTCATTGTCATGTTTCACCCAAGTATTTGTTCCACTGTTCCAGTGTCGGTTGTCATAAATTTGTGCACCGATTGTGTATCCCAAAAACCCCATCTCTATGCAGAGTCCTCCGTGGTCTCTACGGAAAGTCATCTCAAAGCTAAAACTAATTAACACACCACATCGGTAACATTCAATTTCCCAAGACTTGTTTTTAGTTAGTTGGCCGGCTTTAACAAACACAGTTTTGAATGTGTTACTCCATGGATTTTGAATTGTGAGGTTAAGATGGATCATATATATTTCTCTAGCGTCATTATAACACTCAATACAATAATGAAGCAAGTACTTTCGGGCAGATAAATCATCGTTTGGTCTGTCCGATCCGACTAGCCTTATTCCAGTCGTATGCAACCCCATCTGGACATTTGCCGTCTTTGATAGTATCAACTCCGAACATACCTACGATTTCAAAGTCTGGACCGGTGATGGTCACAAACTCGTTCATTACTTTAGCGGTGTGCATTGCTTCATCCAATGTCATTGCATCAAATGAAACAGTCTTACCTTTTACTTTAAACATTAAAAATCATTCTTAAAAGTTCGCCAATCATCTAAGTTTGGCTTTTCGTTTTCATCATATGTCCAACCCAATGCCTTCATCATACGATGCTTGACTAACAAGTTAGGGCTACGAAATCTTCCAGTGTCTTCAAATCCCATCATTACACCGACTTCGCAAACTGCACCACTACGGCAAATGCCCATAGTACAGTGAACAACCACGTTCATGCGATTGTCTTTTGCATGTTGCAGCAATCGAACCAACTCGTTAGCTTGTTCTTGGCTGCAACGCATTTCTTCTTCCAATGCATAGTCATGCAATTCAATGTCAAGGAACTCAAAGTTATGACGTTCCTTGAACACGTGCTTTGCTTCTGGCTTCCAACCTGCAGGATCTGTAATGCTAATCAGCATAGAGTTCTCACCTGCTTCATGATGGAAGCGAGTTGGGATATCACTAGCAGCTACATTCTCAATCCACATATCGTACCTCAATAAATCCTTCATCCTTAGTTGGTTCTTGCCAACCTGCAATCATACTATCAACAACATTTTTCGGAATGTGTTTACCAAAGCGACCACTCAATCGCACATCTAACTCGTCACGTACGGGTGTGCGGAACACCACAGCAACATGCTCATAATCACGCAACATATTAAACTTCTTTTTACGGCTATTAACTGTAGTAGAAGTTTGGTCCCATATGATATCTCGGCCCAGGTCCCGAGCATTCTCAACTTGAATAGCCATTAGCTTTACGGCTTGTGGCATATAGTCTTTGAACACTTCGTTATAGGTTAGTCCAAGTCGTTCGGCTTCCATGTCAACCCACATGTCGGTAGATACAATAGTACAATCACTAGCCCAGGCTTGGTTCTTGATCCAAGTACTTTTACCTGCTGCGGGCACTCCGACTAATTGATAACATTTTGCCATTTTCTTCACCGTGTACTGTTTGCTAATTCTTTGTAACCATTTGTTGTAGGATGAACTTTGTCTTTTGAAAGTTGAGGAATGAACAAAATCTTATCCTCAAACTTGCCAGCAACAATTTTCACTGCCTCTTGTGCGTTTGCATTTATTGCAGGGACGATCCAATATACTCTTTTTGCATCAACCACTTCTCTAAGTACAAACAACTCTGCAAGAGTTTTCATGTTTTTGGAATCATTTGACCCCAAACTGATAATTACTGTTTTGGCTGCAAGATCCTTTGTGATATTTCTATCAACATAGTTGCGACTATTAATTCCCACCTTAGCATGAACTTCACACTCAGGGCGATACTGTGCTACGCCAACTGCAATACTATCACCTAACAGTAAACACTCAATCATTAGATTCGTCTTCCTCTTCGGGAATTGCTGCTTCAAGCTGCCGGATCAGAGATCGGACTGCACTTGTACTCATTGTCAGTGTAGATGCGGTGTAGCCATCGCCGGTCATACGCAGTTGAATATAGCCGGCAGGGTTACGTCCGATTGTGTACACTGCATCATCCTTCATCGGGTCGCGAGGAGCAACTACCTTAGGTATAACTGGAATTGCAGTTGGTTCCTCGTTAATAGCTGCATCAACCGTGTTGGCAATTTGCCGTTTACGCCATCCAAAAATCATACTAACTCCTTTATTGAATGGTAGCAGTTTGATAACCACTACCACCCGTTTTAATCATAGCAACATGCGTTACCAACTTTAGAAACTCATCCATTTCCTCTGAACTTGCTGCCGCATGGGGTAGTTCCCCTTGCATCACTTTCCACAAACGTTCAACGTCTGTATCAGAAAGCCAAGTATCAAATTCATCTGTCATTTATGTTCCTTAAATTGTATTATAGCATGGTATCCATTACTTGTCAACTTAGTCGCCGCCCTTGAGCAAAAACTTGTTAGAAATTGCCTTGAAGGACACTTGTTTTTCGTTACACTTGAACACAAGACCTTCACGTTCTGGTCCATTGATATCGCCCATTACAGACTTACCTTCTGCAAGTTGCAGCAATGATTCAACTGATTCAATTAGCTCAGTGTTGCGGTGAAGCACAGGGCAGTGATTCAATCCAAACACTTCTACAAACGCCTTACGTTCAGCAGGAGTGTAGTAACGTCCTGCATCAATATCGTAAATGTCGTAAACATAAAAGTCTTGGTCACGCATCTTGTACTTGTTACCTTGAATACCGTTGCCAATCAGTTCACCTTGAACTGCAAGGTTACCACCTGCAATCTTCAACTTTTCTTCTAGGTCGTGCTTAAGAGCAGCACGCCACAGTGAATTATCTTCGTTGCGTTTGAGGTCAAGGTTGCGTGAACACACACCAACATAGTCATCAATACGATAAACAGTCATTGACGAACCATCTAACTTTTCAGTCACTTCCCAAGATAGATTCTCAGTCTTCCACACTTCCAACTCTACTGACAAGTTTTGAATACGCTCTTGGTCAGTCTTGGGAATCACTGAAGGGAACATGCCCTTGACTTCGCCTGCAAGTGCTGCGGGGATTGGTGCTTCGTACTTGGTGATACCGAGAAATTCAGATACATCATCACCGATCGCCATATCATTTGGAAATAACTTCACAGATTCTGGAGACAGTAACAGCCCTTGCGACAATTGACCACGCAACTTCACAGTACGGAGACGTTCGCCTTCAACACCTTCAAAAGTCTTAGCATAGTGTCCGGACTTGGTCAAGAACGGTGCGATAGTAGAGGGGATGAACGAATCAATTTCGCAATATACTGCCAGATCACCAGCAGTATATTCACCCTTCTTTACTACGCAGGTCCAGCCACCTACGATAGCGCATTCAATTGCATCAGCGCCCACAATAGGACGCAGTGCATCAATCTTTCTAATAGTTGCCATCTTACGCATTTTTAATTTCCTTTACACTAAAGAGATGTTGTGGTACCGA